ACTTATTAGGTGATTCACTCATACAACACTTACCATCAGCAGCACCATCAAATGGAATACCACGCTCAGAAGTACTCATACCAGCAGAACAAACAAATGTAAGAACAACATCAATACAAATACCAGCAAATTTACAGTCCAATTCCGATATAACAGATATATTATTAACAGAACAATCCGAATTAGAAGATTATACAATACAACACTCTAATTATGAACTAGCACCACAAGTAGCAGCACCTGCACCAGCACTACCAGCAAGCAGCAGCAGCAGCAGTAAAAGCCAGCAACTAGCAAGCACCAGCCATCAACCAGCATCAGTATCAGCAGCAGTAGCAGCAGTAGCAGCACAAGAACGAGAAGAAGCAGCAGTAGCAGCAGCAAAAGCAGCAGCAGCAAAAGCAGCAGCAGCAAAACGAGTGCTAGAACGAAAAGCAGAACGAGAAGCAGCAGAACGAAGAGCGCAAGAAGAAACAGAACGAAGAACTCAAGAAGAAACAGAACGAAGAGCGCAAGAAGAAGCAGCACGTTTAGCAGCAGAACGAGAAGAAGCAGAACTAGAAGCAATAGAACGAAGAGCGCAAGCAGTAGCAGCAGTAGCAGCAGCAGCAGCTGCTGCAGAACGAGAAGCAGAACGACAAGCGCAAGAAGAAGCAGACCGACAACGACTAGCGCAAGAACAAGAAGCAGACCGACAACGACTAGCGCAAGAACAAGAAGCAGAACGACAACGACTAGCGCAAGAAGAAGCAGAACGACAAGCGCAAGAAGAAGCAGAACGACAACGACTAGCGCAAGAACAAGAAGCAGAACGACAACGACTAGCGCAAGAACAAGAAGCAGAACGACAAGCGCAAGAAGAAGCAGACCGACAACGACTAGCGCAAGAACAAGAAGCAGAACGACAAGCGCAAGAAGAAGCAGAACGACAACGACTAACGCAAGAACAAGAAGCAGAACGACAACGACTAGCGCAAGAACAAGAAGCAAAACAACAACGACTAGAACAAGAACCAGCACCAACACCAGCACCAACACAAGCACCAGAGGCATCAGCGCCAGCACCAACACCAGCATCAGATGCACCAGATGCACCAGCAGCACCATCATCGCCACCAGCTGCACCATCAGCGCCAGAAGAAACATCAGCACCAGAACAAGAACCAGCACCAGAGGCATCAGCACCAGCGCCAGCACCAACAATAGCACCAGCACCAGCACCATCAGCATCAACAGCACAATCAGTAGCAGCAGCAGCAGCAGTAGCAGCAGCAGCAGCAAAAGCAGCAGCAGCAGCAAAAGCAGCAGTAGCAGCAGCAACACAAAAATCAATATCAGCACTAGTACCAGCAGCACCAGCAGAACAAAAAGCAATATCAGCACTAGTACCAGCAGCACCAGTACCAGCAGTAGCACCAGCAGTAGCACCCGAAACAATTAAGTTTATAAAAAACAATATTGTTAATAATCCATCTTATGAAAAAACACAATTATTAAAATTACCAATAAATAAATTAAAAAAAATATTAATTGAATTAACAAAATATTATAATAAATTAATAAGATAATAAATTTAATTAGGGGAAAAATGTATAGTTATCATTTTTTTTACATATTTGATAAATAATAATAAATTTTCAATTATTTAGTAGATGTATAAAAGTATTGAAAAACAACTAATACATAATTAAAGGTTTTGTATTAGTTCATACTTTTGAATGTGTAAATGAAAAAACTGATTTAACCATATAAATTAATTTTATAATAAATTAATACTGAATTATAATCATTACCTAAATATTATGACATTAAATATTATAAAGTTGAAGATATTGAAACTTTATAGATATATTAATATCTATAAAGTTTAAAGATACTATAAAAGTTAATATTAAGTTATTAATAATTAACTATTATAATAAAATAATTATTTATTTAATTTTTTCAACAATAACTTTAATACTATTTCTTTTATGAACACCTAATTGGTCATTATTATAAATATCTATTTTTTTATTCCAATTTTCATCATAATTAGATTCATGAAATTTTTTAAATTTTTTAGAACCAACCTTAAATTTTGGGACTGGTTTAGCCTTATACCAAAATACTTTATCTGTTATATTCTTGCTATGAATTCTATTATTTATAACAAGAATACCATAATCTTCAGTTATGTCAGAAAAGACTTGTTGAAATATATCAAATGTAGGAAACATACCTGCATAATGGTCATATAATCTTTTTCTATTAGAAATGGTATCTTCAGCTAATAAAAAAATATAATCAAAATTAGAACGTAATTCAGGAGGAATACCAACCGCATATTGCATTGTTAATATATATGATATATGATGATGTCTACCATTAAAAAATAATTCTAATATATTTGGATCTTTTAACCATGTTCCTTTAGAACTCATACAATCATCCATAATTAATATTAATGAATCATCTTTTGGTTTTTTATCATTTTTAATTCTTATTTTATTTTCTTCATTCATAATAGATTGTCTTTCATATATTCTAGTCAAAATAGAACTATCATATTCTGGATATATATAACAATCAGGAATAAAATCAGAATAAAAAGAATTTAATTTCTCTGTTCTACTTATTGCAATAGCACAAGATATATTCCGTTTTTGGAACATTATTTCTTTAGTTAAAAATGATTTTCCAGTTGCTCTTTTAGCAATCATTGCAATTGTGCAATGGTCAACCATATCATGAATATTAAATTTTTTAATTTGTATTTTTGTAGCACCAAACTTAACTTCTTTTGTTGTCATATATAAAGTATTAGAAAAAATTTTAGAATGGTGATGGGTCTATATATATTTGTTGTTCTCTTATATTAGGTTTAATTTTATTAATAGTTTCTGATACATTACAATATGAAAATACTAATCCAACTAATGCACTTACAAATACCGGATATTTATATTTTTCATAAAATGTAATTCTATTTTTTTTATATTTAGTATCTTCAATATTTTGAAACCAAAATATTAAAAAAAATATTATAGCAATAACAATAACTTGATTCATTAAAATAATATAGATTTTATTTTTTTTATACATTATATATATGTATAAACAACAAAATCAAAATATAACAATGAAAATTATAAAATATATTATATTTGCTCTAATCATTAGTTTATCATTAAAATATATACCATCCCAAAATATAGATACTAATGATATTGTAATGGTTAGTTGTATTAGTTCTATTACTTTTGCGAGTATGGATATGTTATCACCTAGTATTAAAATGATAAAGTAATTTATGTTTTAACATTAAATATTTATTTTTATATTTCATATACTTTTGTTTAAATTCTAATTCATAGTCTTGAGGTAGTGTATCTATATAATCAAATATATGTTTTGCTTGTTCTAATAATGAGTCATCATATGGTTTTGTAATAGTTGCATTTGTAAGTATTTCTTTATATTGTTCTGTTAAATTACCAGTTTCTAATATATCTCTAATTTTACTACAATTATCTATAGTATATTGTTCTTTACAATAATTTAATAATAAACATAATTGTGTTGGCGTAGTTATACTATCATTACATTTTATAAGTTCTTCAAATTTATCATCATTAGTATTAGGAATAGTCATAGCATCAATCATATTATATATTCTGTTATATAAAAGACTAATATCATCCTTATCAACACTTAATATTTCATTAATTGCACAATTTTGTGAGAAATTAAGAATAGATTAGATGTATATGGTAATAATTGTTTAAAAGCATTATAAATTTCATCTATTGTTAATAATAATAATATAAAAATAATTTTTTTATTAGTACTTAATAATAACATAATTAATGCATATTTAATATATGATAGGTCTATATCATCATAAGTTAAATAATAATATATAAAGTTTATAGCTGAATCATCAATATTTGCAGAGTTTAAAAAATTAGCAATGTTAAAATCATGACAACTTTCTTTAACATTTTTATCACCTTCAAGAGAAGTTTTTAATTCAATTAAATAACTCTTAATATTTGTATCTTCAGTTGGAAATGAATATGTATCATTAGTTGAAAATGAATCAGGAGTTGGTGCACTAAAATCTTTAATATCAATATAAATAAATTTGCATATACATTTTGTACATTTTTGGTCAAAAATATGTTTTTCATATTCTTGTAATTGATGGTCTAATGTTATATAAATTATTTTTTTCATATTTTTAATTAAATAGTATATAAGTATTGTTGATACATTATCATAAAAACGTTGTATACCTAAAAATTTAAAATTAAATTCTTCATTTTTATAATCATATATTTTATGTTTATCTAATAATATGTTTATAAATATTAATATAGATTTATCTAAATCTATTTCTAATTCATTATTTAAACATTAATCTATATGAGGTTTTAATAAATCACAATATTCATTTTTAGTTAAAATATGCATTTGAGGTTGTGCATCTTCTGATGTATCAAAATGTATATCATTAATTTTAAAATGTTCTAATATTCTATCTAATATTGTTTCACCAGTTATATGTGGTGTTTTGAAATCTGTAATCATTATATTATATTATATTAATTTATTTATTAATTTCATAAGAATTAGAGAATATTTCTTGATAATTATCAAAAGTTAAACTTGTATCAATATTATCAGATTCTACAGCTAAATCTTTTTTTAATATTTTTTTTATTTTAGCATCAATATTATTATTTATTTTATTATTAATTGTATTACTTGCAGATAAATTTATTTCAGATTTATTTTTAATAGATATAACTGGATTATCAGTTTCTTGTTTATCTGTAATAATTAGATTATTTGATGATGTAGAACTATCTATATTTTGTTTTTTTAATACTGAATTTGTGGTATTATTAATAATATCTAATATTATAGAACCTTGACTTTTATCAGTTTTATTAGATTTATCAGTTTTATTAGATTTATCAGTATTATTAAATTTATCAGTTTTATTAGATTTTTCAGTTGATTTTTTATCAGATAATACTTGATTTAAATCTTTATCAATTAATTTAGGTAAATAATTTTCTTCAACATCACTCATAGCTTTATCAAATTCTACATGTTCATTATTTAAATTTATATCTTCGCCTAAATATACATGTAAAATATGTTTTAAAGGTAATAATTTTCTTAATGATTCTTTTATTGATTCTTTTATAATCATCATACAATCTCTCTGATTTCTTTTAATTTCTATTGGTGGATAATCATGATACAATAAATAAGGATTATTCCATAATTCTCTAGCACATTCTATATATACTCTATGTATAAATTCAGAAGTTTTAATTGATTGATATAATTTTGGATCTATTTTAGTTTGATTTTTACAACTTGGATTATAAATTAAAACCATAAGATTAGCTTTTAAAGTTGCTTTAATTAAATCATTTAACCATTCATAACTTTGTGATGATTTAATAATAGCATTAGTAGCCTTATCTATAGTAATTGTATTCCAAGTTAATATAGATTTAAGACAAGATTGAAATATTTTTAAAACCATATGAGATTCTCCATTATCAGTAATAACACTTTTAGCTTCATTATATATAGATTGTAATCCTTGAAATATTAATGGTGTTAATATATTAGATAAATGTGTAGTATACTCATTTTTAGTTTCTACTAATAAATTAAGCATATATTAATATTTAGATATTTTTTTGATATGGATAAACTATTTATTAAATAATAATATTTAATAAATAATTTATTTAGTAAATTATCTATTTATTAAAAAACTATTTATTAAATAATAATATTTAATAAATAATTTATTTAGTAAATTATCTATTTATTAAAAAACTATTTATTAAATAATAATATTTAATAAATAATTTATTTAGTAAATTATCTATTTGTTAAATAAATAATTTATTTAGTAAATTATTTATTTAATAAATCCTCTATTTGTTAAAAAGTTTAAATCATTATTAGTTATACACACACATCCGCTACCTGAACCAAAATTACAAGAAAAGTTAGAACCAACATAATCATTTGTAGGTTCTTCTGTCATAAATGGGGGTAGCCATTGATTATGTTTACAACAAGATTTCTTACATTCATTCATATCAATTTTAGGAATATAATTAGTATTATCTGTAGAAATACTTTTAGGATTATCATGAGTATTTTCTATAGGAATACTTGTAGGATTCATTGTTATTTCTCCTTCAATATTTTCTAATTTTTCAATAGGTTTATATTCTTTATCAAATAATTTAATATGTTCATTTGTATATTCTTGTGTATTTAATAATTCATTATTTATAAGATGTGGGTCATATTTTTGTATATTATTATTACTATTTATTTGTATTGTTTTTGGTTCAACACTATATGTTGTAGTCATAGTAGGTTCAATTTGATGTGTAGTCATATAAGGTTGAACTTGATGTGTAATTATATTAGGTTCAATTTGATGTGCATTCATATTAGGAGGTTCATTAAAAGTTGGTGTTGGGGATGGAGAATTATATTTATCAAAATATGGCATTATAAATAAGTAAAAAATAATTATAAAACCAATTATATAAAATAGAGTATAATTTTGATTTGATTTTGAGTTTAACATTATATATATAGTATTAGATATTTTTTCTGTATAAAATTAATGATAAATAAAATATCAGATTATATATTCTTAAAAAATAAATATATATCTAACATAATAAATTTAAAAAAAAAATATAAAATATCATTTAGTAGAAAAAATAAAAATAAATTATTAGAATTATATGATGATAATAATAATAAAATATTAACAGGAAAATATCATTTTTATGGTATATATCAAAAATCAACAAAATTATGGATATGGGCTTCATCAATACCAGGAATAGATAGAAGATATATAGATGCAATTGATAAAATTAAATCATATAGTTATATGTTTGAATCAAGTGATGATACAAGAATGAATTTTTATTATCAATTATTAACACAAGATGTAATATATATATCAGATATAAATTTATTAACATGGATAAATGAATTATTAATATATTTATATAAAGATTTAATTTATTTTAATCCAACTAATTCACAAGGAAATATACAATTTATAGGATTAACTAATATAATTGAAAAATATTATTGATTTATTTTTTATTACAAAAATAAATCAATAATTGAAAAATATTATTGATTTATTATTTATTACAAAAATAAATCAATAATTGAAAAATATTATTGATTTATTTTTTATTACAAAAATAAATCAAAAATTGAAAAATATTATTGATTTATTTTTTATTACAAAAATAAATCAATAATTGAAAAATATTATTGATTTATTTTTTATTACAAAAATAAATCAATAATTGAAAAATATTATTGATTTATTATTTTTGGATTAATTTAGTAATAGATTTTTTATCTTTAGTAGATAAAGTAGTAAATTGTGTAGTTTTATCAATTTTAAGACATAATTCAATATCTTTAATTGATATATTTTTATAACCATTTAATATATTAATTAAATCTTGATTACATTTAGTTTTTTCAGGATTATATAAAATAGAGTTGCATATTCTATTTAGCATTAAAATTTCTTCAATAGATTTATTATTAATAAATTTGCCAAGATTATTAATATTTTTTCTATTAATATTTTTAAGAGAAGTTTTATTTAAATCTGCACTAAATTTAATATCATCATATAATAAATTATATGTATTTTTCAGTTTATTAATTGTATAAGAAGTATTGATACATGTAAAAAAACCATGAATATTTTGAAGATACCAATTTTGGTCAGTATAAATACTAGTTTCAATATTATCACCTATAGAAATAGAATTAGAAATATCAACTAAATAATCAATAATATTATTAATATTATCATTAGATTTATATAATATTTTTTTAATATAATTTTCATGAATCATTAATGGTAAAAGAACTTTTTCAGATTCATAAAGTTTTATAATATTATCATATGATAGATAATTATTAAGAATACTAAATGTTGCATCAAATAATCCTATATCAATATTTTTATATCTAGATTTCAATATAAATTCATCTATAATGTCATTAGTAATAGTTTTATCAATAATATGAAAAGATAATTCTTGTAATATATTAATTAATCTTCTAATATCAAATTGTGAAAATGATATAATTTTTTCATATATATTATTATTATTAATAATAATATTTTCATTATTACATATATTATTAATTAATTTTATAAGTTCATTTATAGTAGGTTGATTAAAAACAATTTCATTACAACCTTTTTTTAAATCATATAATAATTTAGAATGTTGATTATTAGATATAAAAATTAATGGGAAATTTTTATTTTTGTTATTTTCTTTATAAATATCCATAATATATTTTTTTTCACTAGTTAATGTTATATTTTCAGTTTCATCAAAAACAAGTGCTATTTTTTTATTTTTATTATTATTAAAATTAATTTTAGAATATATAGAGTTAACAAAATTATAATAATCATTAAGGTCATCATAACATCTATGGTCTTTAATTTCATTAGGATTAATAATTTTTACAATATAATTATGTTCTTCTAAAATTAATTTAATAATTAAAGTTTTACCAATACCTTGATTCCCGGAAATTATAATTGATTGGTTTTTATGAGAATTAATAGATGATATCCAATTATTAAATATTTTTATTTGATTATAATTGCCAATAACTTGATTAATATTTTTAGGACAATATTTATTAATCCATAAATCAGAATGTTTCATATATATAAAATTGTTATTATAGTTTTATAACCAAACTATGAGATTATTATTTAATATAAAAATCTTTAAAAATTAAATTTAAAAAAAATTTCTAATTCATTATATATAAGTATGGATAATAAACCTACACGCAATAAATCTTATGAATCTTCTAATATTGATGTTAATGATGAAGTTCAAAAATTATTCCGTAAAGGAGAAACAGGAATAAATAATAATTTAAATAGATTAAAACAAAAATATGATGATGGAACTTATGATAAAATTCAAAAACAATTTTTAGAAAGACATCATTTAATTAGTAAAAAAGCTAAGAAATTTGCTAAATTAATTAGAGAAAAGTATGGATTACAACAATTACCATTTCATACTCTTTTAGAAAATTCTAAATTATTTAAAACAAAATATGGATTATCAGAAGAAGAATTTGCAGAGTTTCAAAGAATTTATGAAAATGATTTAGTTGGTATGAAAAGTTCTGAAGTTATTCAACCCTCAACTAATTTAATGAAAGTATTAGGTTCAGTAACAATTGATATGTCCGGATTTAATTATAAATTAAATGATATTGATTATAAGCATTTACAAGAAATATTAAAATTACATGCATCATCTGAACTATTACATTCTCAAGTTGTAATGCAATCATTAGAATATACTGATTGTGATACACAAGCAATAAATGGAACGTATAATTTTTGGAACGGTAGACAAATTGATTGTGTAAATCCTGTTATTGCAGCGTTATTTTTACCAAAGATTAATGTATTAGAATCTCACTTTTTACATTCAAATTTAAGTAGAATTATTAAAGCTAGATATAATAATGAACCTATTAAAACAAGAGGAGATTTTGAATTAATTGATTCATTAGTATATGACCCTAATGATATTGTATGTGATAATCGTTCTATATTATTAGATTTATTAGATAGAGCCAAAATTCAAAATCAATTATGGAATAATGTACTAAGTCTTAGAAGTGGAACTTATTATGGAGCACAATTTAGAGAATTTATTGGTGCTATTGATATGTGTAGAATGAATAGACAAGATACACCAGATTTTATTTATGGTAGAAATGATGGAACAATACTTAAAAGATTATTATCTGCATTTTCATTTAGACCAACCGTTGTATATACTCAACCTATATATAATATGGTAAACATGAATCCATATCAACAAAATGTTAGACCTGTTGTAAGTCATATTCCTATGATAAACTTTAATTTATCTTTAGATAATACAGATACTGACGCACCTTCATTAGCAAATGCATTAAAACAAGAACAAGGAGTTTTACAAAATGGTCTTATACAAATGAAAAATACTTCTGTAATACATTCAAGAGATGTATTATTTTTTTATGTTAATAGAACAGAAAATACAATTAAATTCAGTAATCTACAACCATTTAATATTAATAAATTACCAATATCTGTATCAGGATTTGAAAGAATAAGAACAGATAGAATTGAGGTTCCTGATAGAATAGAAATTAAAGACACAGAATTTTTTATTAAATCAGTAGTATTAACTGAAATAAATCCTAGTTTTGCTGAAAAAAATATTGTTGTAGGTTCGTCTGCTATTATAGTAGATCGTAATAATGGTATGGTAACACCTACTTATTATTATTATCATCCATCTAAACTATCATTAATGGATAGTACAGGAACTAAATACGAATTAGCTCCTATTGAACAAATTCTAGAATCTGATGGTTTAATTGGTGATGTAGTTGTTAATTATAAAGCATTAGCAGAAACTAGAGGAGTTATTTTTATGTATACTACTGAACAAAAACCAGTTAATATTGATGAATGAAGCACACTAACATAAAATTATATTATCTTATAAAATGTAATATAAACAATAAAATGTAATATAAACATAAAATTATTATAATATATAATAATTTTATGTCATTAATTTTAATTGATACATCATATACTATATTTTATAGATTTTATGCTACTATTAGATGGTTTTCATTTAATTCTCCTGATGAATATGCATTAATTAAAACTAATCCAAATTATGAATGGGATAAAAATAAAATTTTTATTGAAAAATATGAGAAAATGTTTTTAGAATCAATATTAAAATTAATATTAAAAAAAATTTTTAATAAATCTAAAATAATATTTTGTTTAGATTCACCAAGAACAACATTATGGAGAAATGAACTTAATTGTCATTATAAAAGTAATAGAAATAATAAATATAATTTTGATGCTATTTTTAATTATACTTTAAATTATATTATACCTAATATATTAAGTAAACATAGTAATTGTATGATTTTAAAAATTAATAATATTGAAGCTGATGATATTATAGCAGGAATTTGTATGTTTTATAAAGAATATGATAAAACAAAAGAAATATATATAATATCTGGTGATGAAGATTTTTTACAATTAGGTAGAGATAATATAATATTTATTAATTATAAAAATAAGAAAAAAATAATATTAACTGAAGATGAAGCTAAATTATTATTACTCAAGAAAATTTTATTTGGAGATAAATCAGATTGTATTAAAAGTATAATTATAAAAAAATCTAAAATTAAAAAAAATGATTTATTAAATGATAAAATATTATATGATTATTTTGAAAAATATCCCGAAGCTAAACAAAAATATCAATCTAATTCATTATTAATTGATTTTAATAATATTCCCCAAAAATATTTATTTCTTATTAATGACTTTATTACTAGTAATCTTATTTAGTTTAGATTCCATTTCATTTAATTGTTTATGAATATTATTATATTTTGATTTCTGATTATTTACTTTAGTTAATATAGATTCAGTTTCATTAACTAAATTATAATTATTTTCTGATAATTTAACTAAATTTCTAATATTAATTTTGTCCATTAAATTAATATTAGAAATTATATTTTTTATAATATTTAATGATAAAAAAATTAAAATCTAATTTTAATTTTTTTATTATTATTTCTAAAAATTAAAACAATGATAAAAAAATTAAAATCTAATTTTAATTTTTTTATTATTATTTCTAAAAATTAAAACAATGATAAAAAAATTAAAATCTAATTTTTATTAATTTATAATTGCTTCTTTTATAACATCATTAAAATGTGATACTATCTTAACTTTAAAATTATTATCTAATAATATTTTATTTCTTTTCATTATTTTTACTAAATCTTTTCTATTTTCTTCAGGAATTAATACCTTTTTAATCCCTACTCTTTTGGCTCCTTCTAATTTTTCTTCTAATCCTCCAATTGCTGTTATATTACCTTCTAAATTAATCTCTCCTGTCATTGCTATATAATTATCAATCTTAAGATTAGTTAATAAAGAATATAATACTAATGTTAATGCTGCTCCTGCTGATGGACCATCTTTAGGTTGTGCACCATCTGGACAATGAATATGAAATCCTAATGGTTTTTCTTTCCATTCTAATAAATATTTATCTTTTAATTCTTGAGATATACTATTCCATGCTAAACTATTTGCTACTTCTGTACTTTCCTTAATAACTCTTTCTAAATATCCAGTTGTTTTTAATGTTAATGCATTATTAGATGGAACCCATACTGCTTGAATAGGTAATACACCGCCTACACCTGAACAACCTGCATATAATCCATATACAATTCCAACTTTTGGAGTAGTATTAATTTTATCTGGAACATATTCATATTTATTATGTAAAAAATTATCAATTATTGTATTTGTTATATAATATGGTTTTTGAATATCAGGATTTGTTAATAATTCAATGTTAATTTCTCTAATAATATTATATAATAATGATTTTAATTTTCTAATACCTCCTTCTAAAGTATATTTATTAATCAAATATTTAATATTATCATTATCTATATGAATGTCATCTTTATCAAAATTAATATCTTTTAACATATCAGGTAATAAATAATTATTTACAATATTAATTTTATGTGATAATAATAAATATTTAGTTTCTATACATGTAATTCTATCTAATAATATTGGATTAACATTTCTGGGATTATTAAAACTAAAAATAAATGTAGCTTTAGATAAATCTATATCTACACCATGAAAATATTTATCTCTAAAATGTGAATTTTGTATTGGGTCTGTTAAATGAACTAATATATTTGTTATCTCTTCTCCCCTATGAGTTTGTGATATTTTATCTAACTCATCAAAATAAATTATTGGATTCATACAATTACTTGATATTAAACTATTTACTATTCTTCCATAAACAGAACCTTCATAAGTATATGAATGACCCTCTAAAAATGAAGCATCTGTAGCCCCTCCTAAAGATATAAATATAAATGGTTTATCCATGGCTTTAGCTATTCCATCCTTTATTAAAGATGTTTTACCTGTCCCAGGTGGACCCCATAATCCAACCATATTACCTTTTGCTTGTGGATTTTTAATTTGTTGTCCCATAATTTGTATAATTTGTCTTTTAGCATCATTATGACCATATACTGCATTATCCATAATATTTTGCAATTTTACTAAAAAACTACTTATATCATTAGAATTATTTAAATCAACACCTTTATACTTGCCAAATGGAATTTTTAACAATGAATCAAACCATGTCCTTAATTTATTATCTGGATACATGCTACTTTCTAATGTTTTATATGTGTCTAATATTGTCTTTTTTTGGTCTAAACATAATGGTAAATCTAAAATTTGAAATGCAAACGGTTTATCATTAAATAGATGGTTATTTATACTATCTATATTATCATTAATTTGTTTCTTCATATCATTAGATAAATTAGTATAATAATCTAAAATTTTAGATGATGTATCTGATACTTTATTATTAAAAATTTTACTCATAATATCAATTTCATTATATGATTCTTGTTCTTCATCTTCTAATTCTATATATATAACATTATCTTCCAAATCTTCCAATTTACGTTTTTTATTAGATAATTTATATTTATGTTCATTTAAACAATCTTCTAATGTATCTGAACTTTTTGATTTCATAAAAGTCTTTAAATAAAATAAACAAATTGATAATTCTGCTATAATATATAATCTAGTAGATGTATCAACTTTTTCAATAATATTTTTATTATTTTTTAAATTATTTATTATTTGTGAATATACCCAAATCATATTACTTAATAATGTATATAACTTACATCCTTTAAAATTTAAATACTCTTTATTAGATTTATATAATCTATCTATTGCTAATATTGAGAAATTATGTACTGCTTCTTCATAAGTAATATCATTATTTTTCCTTTTTTTCTTACTAGATTTATTTATATAATTAATATAATTCATAACTTCATTATTATTATCTGCCATTATTTATAATCAATATAAATAATTCTTTATATTATTTATAAATAAAAAAAATATCAAAAAAATAATTTATTTTTATTAATTTTATTAATAATTTTATGTTTTAATAATCCGTGAGTATTAATTAAAAAATTTAATAACACATTACAATTTGGCTTATAATTCAATATTTTATAATCAACATTAATATTATATTGTTTTTTAATTAAATTATAATCATTATTAATTTTAACATAATAACCTAAACTAATTAATTTTTGTATAGTTGATGGAATGTTTTTATATTGTTTATATATTTTATATAAATCTTCTGATTTTATAAGTGTAATTCTTTTACAATAATCACATCCAAATAATATACATAATTCTAAAAATTCATCATAAGATAATTTTAATTCTGATAATATTTTATCTAAATTTATTTCTATTGGATTACTTTTATGTGAAAATAAATTTTTAATTAGTCTATGTGAACCTAATGCTAATATATCCATATCATCAGAATATACTCCATGTACTATATTATTTTTACATAAATTTGCTAAAATAATATCTGCTTCACATTCAGAATCTATATATGATATTCCCATTAATTTTAATAACTCTTTACATTCCATATATTGTTCTTTTGATATATATGAACTTCTTTTAAAATATTTAATTTTATCATTTTCATCACAATTACATAATTTAATCATTGCATTTTTCCTATTATTTTTTCTTCTCATTAAAATACTATTTTTTAATTCTGATGGTTTCCCATCAAATACATATATTGGAGTTATACCTTTTTCTAATAACATTATTGTTCTATTGAATAAACCTACAATATGTGTTATAGAAACACCATTATCATTAACAATATCACTTCCTGAATTTCTAGTAGAAATAATAATTTGATATAATAATAATGATATATCTATTGCTATCTTTTTTCCTTTATAATAATCTATTTCTTTCTCTTCAAAAACATTAGGAAAGTTTGATAAAAATGTTAATAAATTTTTAATTCCCATTAATAGATAAAAAATAATATCTCTTTATAAAAAAATTATAATTATTTTTTATCTATATATTATTAATGATATATAAAATAGTTTCTCCTTTTCAATATGAAATAGAAGGCGATAATTATACAGATGCCATTAAAGATTTTATTAAATTTAATCATGAAATGAGAATACGTCAAATGATGTTTATGGATGGACAAAAATATAGAATGGCAAATATGAAATATTATCAACAAAATCAAAGAAATAAAGTTGGTATTGATACATATCCATTAAATTATATTCCTATTATTAATAAAAATATGCCTTATCCTATGTTTATTAAACTAAAAAAAGAGGAAGATTCAAAAAAAGATGAATCAGAAAAGAAAGAGGAAAAGAAAGAGGAAAAAGAACTATCACATAAAATTGTTGTTCCTACACCATTACCTCAAATGTATCCTTATACAAGAGGTCCAACACCTATGGTTCCTGTAGTTTATAATGTATATAAAAATGATTAATTATTTATCTTGGGTTTTAATTTTTTAATAGCTGATTGTAAATCAGCAACAGATGGAATCAATGATATTCTAGGTGGAGATGGAGGAGAAAGATCATTTAAGGGTTTTGAATCAGTATTTTGAGGCTTTTCTATGATAGAAGATTCTTCAATTGGTTTTGAGATATCAAAAAAATTAATATTAATATCAAATGGAATAGGATTATATTTAATTTGATATAATTCACAAGATAATCCAATTTTTTCATTATCTTTATTCCATATTAAACTTAATTTAATCACAATATTTAATTCACTATTTATTTTAATATCATTTAATTTAATTTTTTTATTAGTATTAGATGATATAATATAATTATCTGTTATATTAATTTTAATATGTTGTATATTATTTCTTTTGTTAATAATACTAGATAATAATATATTAGGATATTTTTGAATAAAACATGAATGAATATTATCTTCTAAATTTTTTATAAATGATATAAAATTATTTAATAAATTATAATGAGGATATAATGGTATATTTTCTTGATTATATTGAGATATTCCTAATTTATATATTGACCTAATTTTTGGCAATTTTATATATATTTCTTTTGGTTCAAATATTTCATCATCTTGATAATATATATAATGTCTTGTATTAACCTTTTTTCCTATTATTAAATTATCAAAATTAAAATCATTAGTATTTTTAGTAAAATCTATTAAATAATATGACATTATATTATTTAATACTTTAATCTTATTATATTTTTTATTCAATTTTTATTTAAACATTTATTTAGTATTATTAAATAAGATGACAAAAACTATATGTTTTTTATATACAGAAACTAATGGATTACATAAAACTCAACATGCTATATATAAGAAAAATTTATATTTATTTGCAAGACCAGTAGTTATTAATTATATTATAGGGACAGTTAAAGATAATTTATTTAATGAAATCAAAAATATTAAAATGATATGTAAACCAAGATGTATGCATATAACAGATGAATCTATAGCATGTCATGGTATTACTAATGATTTTGCATTAGATAATGGAATAGACCCTGAAGAATGTATTAATACTTTTTTGAATGATATAAAAAAAGTAGATATTATAATTAGTCATAATATAAATTTTCATTTAAAAACAATTATTGCAGAATCATTAAAATATAACATTGATATAAATTTTAATAATTATATTATAATTGATACTATTAATTTTTATCATAAATATGGTTTTATAAATTTACATAATTTAGCTAATAATTTAAAAATTAAAGAAATCTCAGATAAAACTAAATTAGAATTAACTAGAGATGTTTTTTTTAAATTATATTCTAAATTTATAAAATCTATTAATTAAATAATATTTATAAAAATATATAGATAATATCTATTAATTAAATATTTTTTAGTTCAAGATTAAAAATAACATTTGAAAAATTAATATCTTGTGGAAAATCATATAAATTACTATGAGTAATATTATATGATTTTGTAAAAGCATATTCTTTCTCAGTATAACACCAATATTCATTTATAATTACATTAATATTACATTGATATATAATATCATTACTAATTTTTAATATCAATATATAAAATCCACTATCTATATCTTCAGATGTACATATAATTTTTAATAGTTTATGTATATTATAATTTTTTAGATATGATATTATATTAACATTTCTAGACTTTCCATTATAATAATAATTCATTTTTGGATATTTAGATTGTTTAATAATTAATGTATAATTAGTTATAGTTGAATCATAATTAATTATATCAAGCCCGTTTTCCACGGCGCTACGCTGTCCGTTTTCCACGGCGCTACGCTGTCCGTTTTCCACGGCGCTACGCTGTCCGTTTTCCACGGCGCTACGCTGTCCTAATGAATCATAACTAATTATATGTACAATTTCATCTTGAGTGAAAACTAAACTTATATCACATATTGATATAAATGGTTTAGTTATTTTAATATAATCTATTATATTCCCAAATAATTCATATACTGTATTTGACTCATTAATACTAAAAGTTTCTCCTGATAAATATGAAATAGTAATCATTATTATGTTTAATAATATATAGTAATATTAAATATATATTTCAATTTTTATAAATAATTAAAGATTTTTTTATGATATTATTTATAAAAAAATTGAATTAAAGATTATATAATAAAATATATAAAATGAGTATTTAAGTATATGGTGTAGGTCGGTTGTGTTTATTTTTAGTATTATTATAATATGATGTTTTTATATAAGATATAAACATACCAATAATTATACCAATAATTACATATACATAAATATTAAAATTATTATTACAGTATGGTAAACATGGTCCTAGACATTCTTCTACAGAAATCATATAAATATATTAGATTTTTATAAAAATAAAATTTATAACTTATATATTATTATTCAGTTTTATAAATAATAATATATTAAGTAAATAATTTAACTTCTCCATTATCATTATTTTTTTTATAATTAGAAGGTAATGTTATTTTAATTGGGTCTTTCCAAACAAAATCTAATGGATGTTGACAAGTTTTATTAGACCAAGTCATATTATATTTATCACAAAAATCTTTAGATACAAAATCTATACATTCTTTATTTATATTTCTACAAGAACCAATATTTTCTTTTTTACAATTATCACCATAATTTATTTGCTGTTTATCATCTAATATATATGCATTATAATTACAATCTTTTATATTATTAATTATATATTTAAAATCACCTCCATAAGGATGATTATTATCTATAACATACTCTTTTTTTATTAAACAACATGATTTTTCCCCATCAGGATATATATAAGATAATTTTTCTATTATATTATTAGATTGAAAAACTATATATAATAAAAATATTATAATTAAATATAATATCATTATAATACCATTATAATTAAATATAATATTATTATATTTAATTATAATGACTGAAAATTATTGTGTATATTTATTATTTAATACTAATAATAATAAAACTTATGTTGGTATAACTAATAATTTAACTAGAAGATTAAGACAACATAATGGAGAAATAAAAGGCGGGGCTAGATATACTCATAATAATAAAAATAATGGTAATTGGTTATGTTATGGTATAATTGATAAATTAACTAAAAATTTAGCACTAAGTTATGAAAGGAAAATTAAAAATATTAGTAAAAAATATGGAGGAACACCAATTGATAGAAGATTAAAAGCTATTGATTATGTTTTATTAAAATCATTTAATGTTTTCATTAAATTTATTTAATTTATTAAAATCATTTAATGTTTTTATTATTTTCTCTACATGATATAGGTTTTAGAAAATTATCATTAACTTTATTGTTATATGTTGGTAATGTAAATATTCTATTATTAATCATATTATTATCTAGCTTTTTATCATCATTAGATACTGACATACTATCCATCCATTTATTATTTAATTGAAATAATTCATCCATATTATCATAATTATTATAATTATCATTATTAGATTCCATTATATTATTATTATCTATCATATTAATATTATTATTATCTATCATATTATTATTATTATTATTATTATTATTATTATTATTAATATTATTATTATTATTATTATTAATATTATTATTATTATTATTAATATTATTATTATTATTAAATAATAATTTATTATAATATAATTTTAGATTAGGAGATGTTAATATATATAGACTAATTTTTAATAGTTTAATATAGTTTATATCTTCATGTGATAAATTTATTTTATTATAAAATTGTGATATTTTATTATCATAACTATTTTTGATAACAATATTATTGCTAGTTATATCAACTTGTAAAATATTATAATAATTTTGCATTATTATAATATTATATAATTATATTTTGTAAACTCTTCAATTTACATTTACAATTCTAGTTGTTGTTCCTATATTACCAACACTATCTTTAGCTTCATATATTATAGTATATTTATTAACTGTTGTTGTATCAATTGTATTTAATGTTGTAGGTTGTGTAATATAAATATATGATGATAATAATTGTGTATTTGATGTGTTATAAATATATTTTATATATGGAATAATATTAGTATCAAGATTATCAGTAGCCATTAAACCAGGTTCTATAAAAGTATCATTTATTAATATATTCATTGTAGTATTTCCATTTAATGTTAATACAGGAGGAATTGTATCTAATCTTATTTTTAAAATTCCACCTGTTCTATAAAAACCCCATAATGGAACACCATTATTAGCGGCATCGCTATTAGTTAAATTTTCTGATAATTGTAAATATATATTTGGAGCTAATATATTTAAATTATTACCAATATAAGTATTATTAAATGAAGAATTTCCAGATACATATAAATTAGATAATAATGATACACTTCCATTAATATTAGAATTATTACTTATATATAAATTTGAATTAATTGTAGCATTATTATTTATAATTGTATTATTATTATTTAATGTAGATAATAATGATAAATTAAGATTTATTATAGAATTATTTGAATTATTAAAATTACTATTAAATGTTGTATTATTATTTATTAATATATTGCTATTTACTAAATTATTACTAATAAAATTACCATATATATTACTTAATCCTGAAACAAATAAAGTATTATTAATTGTTGTGTTATCATTTATTATAGCATAACCACTAATATTTAAATTAGAATTTATACTATGAGAACCATTAATAACAGTATTATTATTTATAAATATACTATTAAATGTATTATTATTATTACCTATATAATTACTTGTTAATAAACTATTACAAGATAAATTAGATGATGTTAAATTATTTGTAATATTAGCATTATTAAAATATGAATTATTATTTAATATACTATATCCTGATATAATAATATTATTATTTATATCAGATGATAATATATATGAGGAATTTGTTTTTAATGGTGATTTTAATATAAATCTATTAGCATTAATATCTGATTTTAAATATCCTATTCCACTAGTTCCAATTATTTCAAAACCACATGAATTACCATTATCTATAGCACTATTATTAGATACATTTAATGTAATATATTTATCTGCTATTTTCATATCATTTGTTGAAATATAATTTGTGGTTCCTTGTATTATAATTTGTGAATTTGTTGAACCAATATTAATATTATTTGCATTAATATTAATGGTATCTAATGATAATAAATTAGTAGTATTTAATATATTTTCAATTTTAGTAAAACCTGAAATATATAATGTTGATAATATACTAGTATTACCATTAATTAATGAAAATCCACTAACATATAAATTATTATTTATTGTAGTGTTATTAGAAATATATAAATTATTACCAGTTAAATTTTGAGTATATAAATTATTATTTATATTTAAATTATTATTACATGTTAAATTTCCTATTATATTAGTATTTTGTAATACATTTAAATTAGAATTTGCAGTAATATTATCCTTTATAAAAGTATTTCCTGATATAAATATATTTAAACTTCCTAAATCACCTTTAAATGTAAGATTAGTTGAATTAACATCAATATTATTAAATCCAAACATTTCTTTGTATTTTAAAATTAATTTATCATCTAATGTTAAATTAGTCATTATTAAATATTAGATATAAATTATATATTTAAGAAAAAATTATTAATTCACGTGATATTATTCCTATTGTTCCTATATTATCAGTAGCAGTATATGATATAGTATATGTTCCAACTGATAATGCGCTAGTTTCAGTTATTGTTGTTGTTCCTGATACATTTATATTATTAGATATTATATTTGATGTTGTAGTATTTGATATAGATGTTAAATATGGTGTTAATAAATTATTATCATAATCATATGCTAAAACACCAGGTTCTATATAATCATTACCTACTTCTATACTAATTGTAGATAATCCTGATAATACTAAATTAACTACAGGATTATTAGGTAATGCTCTTATTTTTAATATAGAACCTGTTCTATAAACTCCCCATTGAGGTATCCCACCTAATTTAGCTTGTGAATCATCTGTAAAATTAGCTAAAGTATTAAGTATTAATAATGAACTTAATGATGTTAAATTAGATGGAGTAGTAATTAGTTTATTAGCACTTAAATTTAAATCTGAATTAATATATGTAAAATTTAATAAACTAGTATTAGAAACAAATAAATTAGATTGAACTGTTATATTGTTCAATATAGATACATCATTTAATAAAGATAATCCAGATACATTTAAATTAGAATTTATAGTTAAATCATTTAATAAAGATGTTCCTGATACATTTAAATTAGACAAAACCGTTGTATTATTTAATAATGATAATCCCAATACATTTAAATCATTTAATAAAGATGTTCCTGATACATTTAAATTAGACAAAACCGTTGTATTATTTAATAATGATAATCCCAATACATTTAAATCATTTAATAAAGATGTTCCTGATACATTTAAATTAGACAAAACCGTTGTATTATTTAATAATGATAATCCCAATACATTTAAATCATTTAATAAAGATGTTCCTGATACATTTAAATTAGATAATACTGTTGTATTATTTAATAATGATAATCCGGATATAGTTAAATCATTTAATAAAGATGTTCCTGATACATTTAAATTAGATAATACGGTTGTATTATTTAATAATGATAATCCGGATATAGTTAAATCATTTAATAAAGATGTTCCTGATACATTTAAATTAGACAAAACCGTTGTATTATTTAATAATGATAATCCCAATACATTTAAATCATTTAATAAAGATGTTCCTGATACATTTAAATTAGACAAAACCGTTGTATTATTTAATAATGATAATCCGGATATAGTTAAATCATTTAATAAAGATGTTCCTGATACATTTAAATTAGATAATACAGTTGTATTATTTAATAATGATAATCCTGATATAGTTAAATCATTTAATAATGATGTTCCTGATACATTTAAATTAGATAATACTGTTGTATTATTAAACCAACTACTACCTGACACTAATAAATTATTATTATTATCTAATGTAGCTATATAATTTATATTATCATCTAGTGGGGTTTTTATTAAAAATCTTGTTGCATCTGATGAAGTTCTTATATATCCATTTCCTGATATTCCTAATATATCTATTCCTGTATCACTTCCTATATCATATGCAAGTAATTGGTCATTTAAATTTAATGATATATTTTTATCTTTAATAGTTAATTCTGATGTTGCTACATATGTGGTTGTTCCTAATATATTAATATGTGAATTACTACTACCTATATTAATAACATGTCCTACAATATTTATTATTTGTTCAGGATTATTAATATCAGTAAAAGCATCACTTTGTGGTTTAATATTCATTCCTCTAATATTATTAAATGTAGCATTATTAAATAAACTATTTCCTGATACATTTAAATCTGATAATAATGTTGTATTATTAGATACTAATAAATTATTTAAATTATTATTTCCTAAAGTTGTTAAATTATATAAATAAGAATTAGATGATATACTAATATTACCTAATACATTTAAATTAGATGATATACTAATATTACCTAATACATTTAAATTAGATGATATACTAGTATTACCTGATACATTTAATCCAGACAATATTATAGCATTACCTGATACATTTAAATTAGACATTATACCAATATCACCTACAACATTTAAATTAGATGATATACTAGTATTACATGATATATTTAAATTAGATAATATTGTAGCTACATATAATGTAGCAGCATTATTTACATTTAAATTAGATAAAATTGTTGTATTATTTAATAATGTATTACCTGAAACATTTAAATTTGTTAAATTAGATATTCCATTCATAATACTATTATTTTGAACTAATAATCTAGAACCAATAGTTAAATTATTAATATTATTAAGTGATGATATAGATACTATATTTAATATTGTATTTCCTGAAACATTTAAATTAGATAAAACAGTATTATTATTTAATATTGCATTATTTGCATTTAAATTAGATAAAACAGTATTATTATTTAATATTGCATTATTTACATTTAAATTAGATAAAACTGTAGTATTATTTAATATTGCATTATTTGCATTTAAATTAGATAAAATAGTAGTATTATTTAATATTGTATTTCCTGAAATATTTAAATTAGAACCAATTGATAAATTACCATATATAATAGAATTATTAGTAATATTAACACTATTAACATTAATTGATAATAAATTAGCAGGTCCTAAAATAGATACTGAAGTTATAAACGTTGAATTACCTTGAAATATAGATGTTCCTGATACTGATAAATTAGAATTAATATTAGTATTTCCTTGAATTACAGTATTATTTGAAACATTTAAATTAGATAATATTGAAACATTATTATTAAAAATAGAAGTATTATTAACTAATAAATTTGATGATATATTAGTATTACCTGATATATTTAATCGTGATAGTATACTTATATCTCCTTGTAATAATGTAGTTCCTAAAATATACATATTTGATAAACAAGATAAATTATTATTGAGTATACTGCTCCCTGATACAGTTAAATTATTATTGAGGATACTGCTCCCTGATACATTTAAATTATTATTGAGTATAGTATTACCTGATACATTTAAAGTGGAGTTTAAAGATAACATACCTTTTAAAATTGTATTAGTTGAAATATTTAAATTATTATTAGATAATATATTATTTAATATACTATTATTTGATACATATAAATTTGTTAATAATGTTGTATCATTATTTACTAATAAATTAGAATTTATTGTCGTTGTATTTAATATTGTTGTTCCTGATACTACAAAATTATTATTTAAATCTGTTGTTGCTATATATTTATCATTATTAATTAAGGGTGCTTTAATTAAAAAATTAGATGATGTAGTATTAGTTTTAATATATCCATTTCCACTTATACCATAAATATTAATACCTGATAAATTACCATTATCAATAGCTGATGATGAAGAAGAAACATTAATATTTAATAATTTATCATAATATAAATTTACATACTGATTAACATAATTTGTAGTTCCTTGAATATTAACTATTGAATTAGTTGTGCCTATATTAATATAATTAGAATATATATTAATTGTAGAATCTAAATCATTATCATTATTATAATTATCATTATTAGATTTAATATTAAAAGTTCTAATATTATTAAGATTAGCTGTTCCTGAAACATTTAAATTAGATAATAATTGAGAATTACCAGATACTTTAAGATTGGATAATATAGAACAAGTACCTTGTAAAATAGATGTATAAGAAACAAATAAACTATTATTTATAGTAAGATTATTTTGTAATATACTATTAGTATTATTTAATTTACTATCTAAAGAAGTTTGTAAATTAGAAATTTGAGAAATAGATAAAACTTTATTAATATCTGCAATATTATCAATATTTTCTAATCCTAACATTTTTTTATATTTTTGTTTTAATAATAATTCTCCTGGTGATGTCATATATATAATATAGATATTTATATTTTTGTCTAAATAAAAATATAAATATCTATATATAATACAGATATTTATATTTTTGTCTAAATAAAAATATAAATATCTATATATAATACAGATATTTATATTTTTGTCTAAATAAAAATATAAATATCTATATATAATACAGATATTTATATTTTTGTCTAAATAAAAATATAAATATCTATATATAATACAGATATTTATATTTTTGTCTAAATAAAAATATAAATATCTATATATAATACAGATATTTATATTTTTGTCTAAATA